AATTTATTGAGTGTCTTGTATTGTTTAAAGGTTAATTCCTTTATGAACAACTTTTCTCCTGTTATTTGTGATGTGTAGTTGAGAAAAAAATCCATTATAAGAACCCAAGAGGATTTATGCTGCCAATACCGTTCTGGAAAGATGTTATGCGAGGTATATCGCCATTAGAAATTCTATTAACTACATCTTGTACAGGTAGATACAAGCTATTTTCTATAGTATAATTTGAATAGGTCCACCTGGTTGCAATATTGTTAACTATTTCGTCGGTATAATTGTAGCTTTCTTCACCAATATTATATAGAAATGCCAAACTTTTCTTGGTATCATAGAAATACTATTTAATGTTCTGCCGTATTGAAGCAATGTTATGTTTGCTTTCATATTTTTAAAGTCTCTAGATCCATTAACATCGCCTGGTCTTGAAACCATGCCAAAATGAGATCCTAATATTACCCATGGTCTTAAGATGTGATCAATAAAAGATGTGTTTGTATCTCTAAACTCAATTGTTAGTGAGTTAGGCTCTGAGTGGCGATTGCTGCCAATAATACCTGGAAGAAATCCTCTGTTGTTAGGAACAGTTGCTGAATCGATATTATATTGCTCTGCTGGAATTGAAATTGAATTTGCAAACAGACAACCAATTATTTTTTGTAAAGGGTAGCTTTTTAAAATAGATACAGTAGTAGATATATCCCATCCCTTCTTGCTACCATCAACTATCTCAAGACCTTGCATGATATCTGTTCTTAGTGCAGGTGGGTAATTATCAATTACAATAACCCATTGAGTTGACATTGGAATCGCAGTAAACCATGATTCCATTTGAAAAAGAAAGTAATCTCTTGGACTTATTAAAGGGACACCGGGTATATTAAACCCAAATAATTCAGTAATCTGTGGAGCAAATGATGGGTTTTGGCCGTTAAAAAGTCCGGAGAAATTCTCTTGTAAGCCTTGCAGTGCGGAGGTGAATGGATTATTCACCTAATTATTTATTTAACTTAGTTTTCTCCAGTAGTGAAATGATATGGTGGAGGTAAACTCAATTGTATTACCAACACCTTCAGATATATTATACTGTAGGGGTCCAACGCTTCTTACTGAAACACCAACCAATTGATATTGTGCTGTTTTGTTCATCTGATTATCAAGCTGAACAAGATCAATAATAGCTGTCTGCTTGGGGGCAAAATAATTTCCTGTGGAATTTGCATCGTTAAAAATATCTGTTGACCATTGTTCAAATTTTTGACGGATCTTTGACTGTGCATCAGCGTAGAATGTTAATGGCCATGCATCAGAACCTGGATATGTTGCATTGCCTGGAAGATTGAAGTTCAATCCCATGTACGGCACTGTAACATTGCTGATTGCACGTTCAGGCAGACTGGCTGTCTTTATGTAAACTAAATCATCTTGATCAAAAGTAACATCTGATGCACCACCAGTATTAATTGATAGTACACGAAAGTTATAATCACGAGCAAACTCTCTATTTTGAGCTACTCTATAAAAATCCTGAATGAGTTGATTTACATCGGCCATAAGATTATTTATTTCCTCTCATGATTATGAGATGATCTCCTGGAAGCTTACTCCCGAGCGTGTTGCATAGAAGTTAGCAAGGATAAATTCTGCTGATCTTGTTGGTTTAACATAAATGTCAACTACAAGTGTATTGTCATCAATAACAGCAGGTGTATTGTTTCTTTCATCGCATATGATCAAATAATCATATATACCCTGTGTATTTTTTGCAGCATCAAAAATTGGTGTGAGTGAATTAATAACCTGTGTTCTTGTGAACAAGGTGTTTGGCTCAAATACAAAGTATTTAACAGTGTTCTTTGTTGCTGTTTCAAGACTCAAGAACAATCTGCGCACGTTAATACGATCAAATGCGCTTGGTTTCTTTTGTAGAGTCTTTTGACCATACACAACAAACCCTTCACCAGGGAAGAAAGCTACAGGATTCAAATTGATTTTATACAATTGATCTCTTTGCTTTTGCTTGGGAAATAATGCAAGGTCAGTAATGCCTGTCACAACACCTCTTGTAAATCCTGCAGGAGCATACCAAGGCTGGAAATTACTATCGGTAATACCCATTAAGCTTGCAGCAAAACCTGAGAAAGGAACCCAGACTTCTTGAGCTGCAGCTACATCTGATACCCTAACACAATTTGCATATGTGCAAACATAATTGCTATTGATTGAAGCGAACTGATTCTTCAATGGCCAGTAGATATTACTAGAGAATGTCTTGGTAGGATCGTCCAGTGTTCTAATGTTCTGCCCTTCAACAAATATGTTTGTAATAGGATCAGCAATATAAATCAAATCTTTGCGCTTATTCTGTGCAAATGATACAAACTCTTGAGCAACAGCAGCATATTGTGACATTACAGTTGATGTAGTGCTCTGTGATTGAGCTGTGAGCCCTTGTTGTATGGCACTGTATCCTACAGTATCATCAAAATAGCCACTTGTAGCAGGGTTAAAGGAGTTGACATATACTGTTCCTAATCCGCCTTCAACAACAATGTTGAATGGATAGATATCAGAATTTTCAACTTTATCAAATAGTGCATTGAGCTTTGTGGGTACATTGCCAATGACTTTTGTGTTAATATCTTGTTGTGTGTACTGACCTACAGCAAATAGCGCATCAGCAGTGCCAAGTGTAGTGTTGAATGTGGCAACTGCAGCACTAGGTGCGCCAACGCGTGTTGCAAATGCATCTGGTGTTTCATTTGGTAGAGGAGTAACAAGATGAGATCCCAGGAATCTTACTTTCTTGGTTGGTATACCACTATCATTAAGCCATGATGTAGTGAGCTTATTAGAAATGAATGGATTGACGAGAGTTGTAATTTGAGTAGAAGCCCCATCTAAGGATTCAATAAAGAAGCTTCTTGCAGGTCCTCCTGTTGTATCGTTGATTTGACGATAATGATCAAGTGATCCAAGATAATTTTCTTCAAGCACATAATCAAGTGAAATTGTATCAGGTGCAAATACTGATTGACGCAATTTAAATACACCAATTGCAACAGTATCATCAAATTGAGTTGTAAAGATATCGAAAGAAGGAATATTTTCCAATGTTTCGGATACACTTGTCCCCACACCAGCCACAGTAGCAGACAAAGGAAATGCTAATCTGGCCTCTGGGAGCTCAACATAAGCACTGCCGGATATTGAAGCTGCAGTGCTGTTGAGTGATAGAACTCTGTTTACATCGTCAAAAGGTGTCGCTGGGTTGAGATTAGTATTATCAATAATACCAACATAATACCCCTCAAACCTACTATTAATAGTCGACTGACTCTTATTTAAAACAATGAGGCCGGATTTACCTAAATCATTTACACTACCAAAGCCTGTTTGAATCGATCCGTTAGCAGCACTAGTAGTACGGCTCCAAGTAAATCCAGTGCCACGTAAAACATTGAGATAGTCAGCTCTTGTGAGCGTTAAGTGTGTCGGTGCACCGAACAGATATGTTGCGCTAGCACTATCAAGAACAGTATTATTTGCTACAGGTGTATAAGATGGAGCAAAGAAAGAGCTTGTCCCGGGATAATAAGCTACAACAGGATAAACTAATGCAGAATACTGATCACCTGTTGTAATGCCTGCATCAGGGCCATATGGTAAACGGTAAACAGTGACATCAGCAGGGCTCTGGAAAGCAGCTTTTATTGTATGGTAAAAATATCTTTCTGCTGCATTAGTAGGTGCACCATAGATTTGTTCAAATTCAGACAAACTTGCAATGGAAATTGTTTCAGCAATTGGGCCTCTTGCTGCAAAACCTGTAATTAAAATAGATGTAACACCTGTTGGTGCTGCTCTAAGTGATAAATCTACTTCTTGAATTTGAACGCCGGGGCTTTGAATCGTACGTGCCATATAAAGTATTTATTTATTCTGAGACAAAGTTTTGATTTTTTTTTAAAGATTGTCAACATTTTCTACTAGTTTTACAATAAACTGTGAATATGCAAAGGCAAAGCTTGTTTCAATCTCATCTGCAGTTCTGTAATTTAGATTCATTCCACCAAGAGAAGTAGGAAATGATTTTTTAAACAAAAATTCAACAACTCTTTTATCATATTCATCAAGCAGAAAAATAGATATATCTGTAGAATACTCTGCTATAGACTCTATGGAAGGTTTAATGTTTCTAAGCTCAGCAGGTCTATTGGTTAAATTCCTTGTATCATATATGCCAGTTTCAGCATCATTTAGAAGATTTAACCATGAATAAATGACCCAATAGTTGTTCATTCTATTGTCTACGGTGAAATTAACAGTGACTGGCTCCCAGAGCGGTCTATGAAAGCTGGACTGCACATAAGATTGGCCGCCATATATAATGTCTACTTGTGGTATGACTATGTCGGGGATTGTTGCACCGTATATAGAGAACTGTATAGTAGATAAGTTTAAGTTGTCTTTGTCTCTATTAAACTGTGAATTTATTTTTTTAAGAGAATCAGGTAAATTTAGGACTAATAAAAACCTATCTTTACGTAACTTGTTAAAAGGGCTTTGATTGAAATTTTCTAAATTAGCCATTTAAAAATGTCCAGCCTCCTTGCTGTAGTTCATCAACATCGCTGTTTTGTTCTTCTTTGTTTCCCTGCATGAGAACTGGTGGCGGTATATATTCATTTTTATTTTTTTCATTGTTATAAATGCTTGTTGGATTTATAAAATATTTAATACCGTAGTCAAGAGATTTGATCTTTAATGGCTTTTTATTATCATCAAATTCTTGTATTTCAAAATACTTCTCTGCCAGTTCATTTTCCAAGATTACTAACGACCATACAAATGACATAACTCTATCATCCCAGCTATCAACGCCTGGTCTGGCACCCCATGTGCCGTTAGAATAACGTATAAAGTTTTTTAACTCTATGAGTGTATTGATATCACGTATTTTTACTGCTTTGAGCTCATTGATCCAATATCTCATATTAGTAACACCTTTATATTTTGTATTTGTATGAGCTTGTACTCCTATCTTGTCAGTAGAATTTTTTGTACCATAAGAAACAATGTTCTCATAATGAAGAGTGTTTTTTAATTGATCGACAACTTGAGCACCACAGTTGTTTCTTTCAATCATGGCTAGTGGAGATCCCCAGTGTTGTAATATGTCGTGTAGTTTAGATGTGAAATTATATGGTGAAATATTTCTATCATGGTATGTTGCTACCTGTTCAATATTTCTGAGATTTGTAATGTCTAATATCTGTATTACGCTTGCAGCAGCACCGACACCTTCACTTATATCAACACCAGCTACATATATTCTATCTTGCTTAAATGTATCCCAGAGCAAATATTTACCATCATCATAAACATAAAGTGGTTCTTTTATCTCTGTCTTCATTTCCTCGAACATTTTTTCATTAACAGAGCTTTCACCAGTTTGTAAGAA